TTAAAACGTACTGTTTAAACAGTTTACGTGCTGGTTCTATATATGATCTACCATATGGAAGGAAATTTGTATCTGTTAATAATCTGAAGTGAGCCATTTCATAATTATCAAATATAATAGCGTTTTGATTTATGTTATTAGAATTAGGAACGTTATAATACCCATAACCACCTGCTGATAATCCATTTGGGTCAAATGCATATTGTATATCAGATGGGTTATCTGGGTCTTGTCCTTCTAGTCTTTCAATGTGAAAAGCATTGTAGGGTATAACATTTCTAACCCAAGGCCATAGATTAAATTCTATATTTAATACATCATAAAATAAATTGTATAGTATTTTTTGTATGTTTTCGTCTGAGCTTCTAATTTGAAGCACTTCACCCATATCATTCTTAAGTGTAGATTCATCTGCTATAATATCTAAAGCAGAAGCTATAATAGCATCTGTATCCATAGAATCATATTCTGAGTATAGTTGGGGTCTTAATGTTTGATAATTAAAATTACTTTGGTAACCATATAATGAAGTAGGAGATGTTGAATATAATCTATTAAATCTATCTACTAATGAATTATTTTCATATTCACCTGAAATTTGGATTTTGTTAACATCCATAACCTTAAGTTGATTACCACCTTGGTTACGAATTATTACATCGGTTGAGAATAACCTTTTTAATCTTGAAAATAATCTTGTATCTGCCATAACGTATATATTATATAAATATTATAAAAGCCAGCTAATGTCCTCTTCTCCACCAGAATAAGGATTTTCTATTTTATAAGGGTTTTTATCTTTTGCAGGGACATAAGCTCCTATGTGTTTTACATTGTTAGAACTTATATTATTTAACATTGTTTTTGTTAAATCTACCCCATGTTGCTTAAATTTAAATGCTGTATCTCTCATGTACATTGCTATACCAAAAGACATTACTAAATCATCATTGTATCCTTGTTGTGCTTCAGGTTTACCATTTCTCCAAATAAAAGTTCTCATTTCTTCTAATAGTCTTTTACTTTGAAATGTAACTCCTTTGTCACTTAAATATTCTTGAAATTTACTTATCACCATAGGTCTAACTCTTGATGACATTGTAAATCCAGGTACCATTTTTGATGTATCCATATATTGGTCAAAATACGAATCAGCTCTTACTTCTCCACTCTTAGGTGAATAGTAAAGGTTATTATAGCCTCTATCTATTACTGTTTGTATAGTAGACCAACCTATACTATTGTTTTCTATTACAAGTAATGCTTCATTGTATTCTGTAGCTATACCTACTAGTAAGTGTCCATATTCTTTTGTACCTAATTGACCTTTATATTCTGCTACTTGTACATTATTTTCCACATCAATAATATGAAATGCAGAGTGATCTTTACCATCACCACGAGCAACATCAGCAAC